TGTTTTCATGGGCTATACGCGGATTTCTACAATAGGAATGGACGACCATTCATTGATGTTAAAGTTCTCAATCGTCGCTTCCATGCTGTCTGTGTCGAAGCGCACAGGCACGTCAAACTCAAAATCCGCCGTGACCGCCACACCTTGCGCGGGCGCGGTGGAAAAAGTCAGAACACCTGTCGCTGTGTTGATCGACCAGCCGGAGGCTTGCAAAACGCCCGCAAGATAAGGCTTCACCGTTCCCAACACAGGCTTTGTGATCGTGCGCGTCTCGCTTCCTGCGCCGGAGGCATAGATTTTGACAAGCTGAAAGACTTTGTTTGCCCCATTGCCCGTGCCAAGCAATTGGTCCGTGGCCTTGTAATCCGTCCAGTCCTTGAAGCGAAAGCCATAAGCCTTGCCCTTACGCGCACGGAAAAAAGCGATCAATAGATCAAGCTGGCTTGGTTTCTTGAGGCCGGATGACACATCCCAAGCCCCGCGCGCAGCCGACCAGTTCATATTTCGTTGCTCGTACCCCGATGCCGTTGCGACAACAGAAGTCGAATAGGCAGGCCCACCCGTTGCCCCATAGGCGATGTCGTCCGGAAAGCGGACTTCGTGAAAGGTCATGGTTTATCCTTGGATATAGGGGGCTATTGAACCCCAGCGGCGATTAAATGCGCGCTGTATTTTTTGTCGCTGTCCATCGTGTGGTCCATAAGCCAATTGACCAAGAACAGGAGGACTTCTTGCGTCAACGCTGTTGTGATGCCGCTTTTGAATTTCTCGTGAATGTCCATGACTTTCTTGGTCAGGATAACATGCTCGGCTGCGTGTGCTTCCGCTTCGGGATAGCCTGTTTCTTTGAACAGCTTCTCTTCATACTGAAAATGTTCAACCGTGTAGCTGATAAGTCCGGCCAACGTGTTGCCAACGACCTCCTGTCCTTTTCCCTGATAGGTCGCACCGTGCAGCTCGTTGAGTAAATCCAAGAGCTTTTTGTGCTGCGCATCGATAGAGGGGATGCCGACGCTCAAATCGTTGTTCCAGTGGATCAAGGACATATCAAACTCTCTTTCAAAGAAAGAGCGTGGCCGCGAGGACACGACCCGCTCTCTTTGTTGTTGCCCTCATATAAGACCATGCGGGACTATGAAGGCAACAGTTCCTTTTGGCGTGCCTTTTCAAAGGAACTCAATGAAAAACTATATCATTACGGCTTCCCATTAATTCAACATGAGCAAGCCCGTATGCAATGTTCCAGCAAGAGCGAATCTCTTCTGCCGAAAAATTATTATCCTGTAGGTCGCTTCGTCGGCAGGAACCTTTTGCTCGAATAATGCTTGCGATAGCAAGCGACATGCGTTGACAAGGGGCAGAAACATCAGCATCAAGAAAATTCAAGCGCATATTTTGCACTCCTCTTTTAAAAAAAACAAATATGTTCGTTCAGTTATGGTGCCTTACGATTTGGCAGCAGTTTCTTTTCGATTTTCTTAAAGCGCAGGCTCACGCCTACGCCCATAATCAGGAGAAGTAAAAGCGTCAATATGATCGGATCGCCCAAATAGGCTTTCAAAAAGTCCGAACAAAGTTGCCAAGTGGAGATGTCGTTCATCGGTGTTTCCCTTCGGTTTGATTTTATCGACCAGCGGCAAATTCCGCTGGTCGCCGGAGGTTCAAACCGACGTGAGATCGGTGCGATACTCTTTAGCCTTACGGCTTGGACATACAGTATCGCCCCCCGGCGTCATAGCCGAAAGGCGACATCCTTAACGGATGATGTCATACCGCTCACGGAGGTTTGAATCCTCAGAAGGCAAGCGTATGAAACTTGCCTTCATGCGCCCAGAATGAAGGTAAGTCCTTCTTGGGTCAACATAAAAACGAACTATTCCAAGGTCTTGATAAGCTACATATTCCGCTTGGCCCGGCTGATGCCTCGTGCGGCTTTGGCGGCGATCTGACCTTGGCTGGCGCGGAAAGAGTTTGCATCCTGCGTTGTAATGTTCATGACGACATTCACACTTGAACGTGCGCCGCGCTTGTTTTTGGGGGTCACGGTTTCGCCGCGCTCAAGAATCGCCGGAACTTCGTTGGGCTTCAGTCCTGCAATGCCACCGCCGTGGTAACGCGGCGCGCCAGCGAACACATAGGCCGGAACTTGCCGAGAGGGGGCGGTTTCACCAGCTGTGCCGCCTTCATGGAAGATCGAGCTGAACACGCTGTCCAAAAACCCGCCGCTCTCCATGCTGCTGCCCATCCATTTCGATAGAGGCCCCGTGATCGATTGTTGCACCACCATGCGGGTTATGTCGGCAACAATACTGTTGGCCAGATCATTGAGGCTGTTGAGGCTAATCTCGCCGGACGTGACCATGTTCACAATGGCGTCCTCGGTTGCCTTCAATGCCGCCGTAAAGGCTTCCTCAACCGCACCCGCCGTGTTTTCGGCTTCCTTTTGGTAGGCGTGAAAGGCTCGGATCGCTCCGGCCTGTGCGTCCGTGCGTCCGGCAAGGGATTCGTCGTAAGCCTTGCCTTTGGCCTTATTGAAAACGTCTTGGCTGATTGCGCCCGCGTTCAGCATTTCAGTGAGCCGCGCAATTTGCTCGGCATAAGATTCTTCGGCGCTTCGCGCACCTTCTGTGATTTGCTTGCCTTCCTGTTTCAGCCTGTCGAGTTTTTCCTGCGCTTCGGTGCGTTCAAACAATGCCGCCGCATATTGTTTTGTCCGCTCGATTTGTTCTTGCGAGACCGTTTCAGGAAGTTTGGCAAGTTCGCCCTGAATGAACGCTTTGCGCTTGTCGCCCAGCACGTCCATTTGCTTGCCAAGATCGCCAATGACTTTTTCGGCTTGCGAAAACGCCTTTTGATCGAACAATTTTGCGGCCAGATCGCGGGTCTGCCCGACTTTGCCTGCATCCGCCTTGTCCGAAAGGCGCGAGACCGCTTGATCGATAAAGGCTTGCCGTTCATTGCCAAGCCCAAGAAGCTGCCGCTTTAAATCGTCAATAATTTTCTGGTTGGCCTCGGATTCTTTTCGTGCGGTCTCGCTGATTGGCTTTTGAATGGCCTCAATTTGCAGACGCGCCGCTTCTTCAGCCTGTTTAATAACCCCATCAATGGCGCTTGAATCGCTGCCGTCCCGCGCCCGGAGCTTTTCCATGCGCTCCCGTGTTTTTTCAAGCTCGGCATTGATCTTGGCAATCTTTGCGGCGGGATCACTCACCAGCTTGTCCAGCGCCTCATCCAATTTTCTGCGCTCGTTGGAAACAAGCTCCGCGTTGCTCGCGCGCGCGGCGGTTTGTTGTCCCTTCAGGGCTTCCGCTTTCTCGGCAGCAATAGCAGCGGATTCTTTTTGCGAGGCCGCTGTGAGTTTTTCGACTTCTGCGCGAAGTTCTGAAATCTTCTCTTTCTGATCTTCGATAAGGGGCGCGATATTCATCATGCCCTTGGGATCAAAATTATACAGGCGCTCAAGAACCGCCTGCGCCTCGGTCAGTTCGGCTTTGGCCTCGCTCAATTGTTCGCCAAGCGGCGCATCTTTGAAAAGGCTTCCCATGCCACGAAACGTCGCGGCGAGAACCTCAAGGGAGCCTTGCGCCGCTCCAGCCACAACGGAGGTTTCGCCAATGGCTTCCAGCATGTTTTTCCACGCGACAGAAAGCTGATGGGTCGCGCCCGTCACGCCTGTCGCTTCCGCACCCCCTGTGCCAGCGAGAGAATGGGCGACTTTGTCCAGAATGATCCGTTGCGCTTCCGCCGCATTTCCAACATCGACCATATCTTGCAGCATTTGTTGTTCGACAGGCGAGAAATCGACACCAATCTTTTTCAGTGCGCCAAGCCCATCGACAGGATTTTCTAACGCCTTGCCCAGCGCTAGAACCGAAGCGTTCAAATCCTTGCCAAAAACAGATGATAAATCCTGCGCCAGAGAAATGGTGCGCGTAAACGTCTCGCCGGACACAGAGCGGAAGGTCGCCAGAACGGATGCGGCATCCATCACGCCTTCAGCCGTGGTGAGAGTCGTCGCTTCCATCTCGTCGGCAAACGAGCTGAGTTCCCGCGCCGTCAGGCCGGAGGAATGCCCCGTGGCGCGTAGAACGGCTTGAAGGCGATTGTAAGACCGTTCCGCTTCAGCCGCTTCCTGAATGCTCGCCGTTAAACCAAGCGTTACCACGCCCAGCGCCGCACCAACGGCAAGCCCCACGGGGCCGAGCGCGGCCATAGCCGAACCCAAGGGGCCGATTTGTCCGCTTAACCCGACTGCACCGGATTTCACATCATTGGCGGCGGCGTTCAAGGCGATAAGCGATTTAGAGGCAGGCTTTCCGGCAAGCTCGATCTTCTTGAGCGACTTTTCGCCGGATTCCCCAATCTCTTTCAGCTCAGCCTTGACCTTGCCGCCATCCATGACGGACAGGCGAATTGCGAGATTGCGTTCAGCCATTACTTTAAGCCCTCATTAACTTTTGCGTTGATGGCGGTGGCCATGCCTGACTCGCAGGAGGGGAGAAGCTCGGCCAGACCTGTCGCGTCATAGCCGAGGGATTCACCGATCTTGATGGCCGCGCCCATGTCAAGACCAATCACGGCAAATTGCGCCATGCGAAGCTGCCCTGCGCAGCGCAAGGCCACGTCCCACGCTTGCCATCCTTCCATCGTTTGAGGCTCGGACGTGCAATAGGGGCAGCGTTCGCCTTCCGCATTTTCTTTGCCTTTGCTGCACGGCAGTTCCGCGTCCGCGCAAGCGCCGCAATAATCCGGCCCGCCGCCGAAATGCCATTTACAGCGGGCCGTCAGCCGTTTTTTTCCTGTTCCAATATCAGCGTCGGGGCGAGGTAAAGACGCTCGAAAGCATCGGCAAGAGGCCATAAGTCCATAAGCGCAGAAATAGCCTCCGGCGTGACTTCGGCGGGATTGTCCACGCTATCGCCAACGCCTTCCCATTCAAGGACGGAAGCCACGGCCAGTTGTTTGAGCAACGTGGCGCTGCGCGTTCCTGTGTTGGCCGTTTCGTCAGTGTCTTTCAGAGCCGCGACGCGCGCGGCCATAACGAGCGCGGTGGACGCGGGGCGCACTTTCACGCGCACCCCATGGCCAAGATCAAGCCAATAATCTTCGCGTTTCAGGTTCAGCTTGATCATGCGTAATCCTCCACATCATTGGTCAAAACAACGGTCATCATTTGACCCACGGAAGGCTTGGCCGCTTGCCAGTTGAAACTGGCCTGCACACCACCGGGGCCATCGATAGGAAGCTTGGGTTTGGGCAGATAGACTTCGTGCGCCGTGAAAACCAGCGAACGGTTTACATCGATGACATAACTGAACTCCAACGCGACAGGTGTGTTGTCGGTTGCCGCGTCGATCAAAGTCGTATCGGCAAAACGCACATCGATGGAACCTGTCAAGGCGGCAATCGTCGGATCGCTCCCATCGATTTTGCCGTCCGAGCGGATGGTTTCGATGCGCTCCAGATTGTTGGTGTAGGTTAGTTGCGCACCCGTGACGTTGGCAAGTTGCGCCCCGTCTTTCTTGATAGCCCCTTGAAACTGATTAAACCGTGTCAGCAACGCTTGGGTTGGCGTGCCGCCATGACTCGTGGGATTGCGCGTTTCGCTTTGCGCGATGCAATTGATCGTCGCGCTTGCGCCGCCACTTCGTGAATAGCTCAATTGCAGAGAATTGAGCATAACGCCCGCATTCATCATGAATGAAAACGGCTCCGGCATCCCGACCTCAAGAGACAGGCTTGGCAGACTTGCCGCGCCGGACTGATAGGTATGGACATAAGGCCCAACCCCCGTTGTTGTCGGAAGGCCAAGCAATCCCTTAAGCCAGTGACCGAAGTTTCGAGCGTCAACTGGCACAACCACATCGCCATCGACTTTGATCACGTCACGGATCGGCTGCGCCGGATCACGGCCTTGCCCCAAGAGGTCGGACGCAATCAGTCCTTGTTCGGAGCCAAGGTTTGAAGAAACGAACGGGAACTTGATAAAGTTTCCGGCGGGCGGCGTCCCATAGACGCTTTCAAAAGAACCCAATAGTTGCGCGTTCGCGCCATAGGCACGGGCCATGATACTCCTCCGTTTTTGTGGTGAAAGGGGCTACCTAGCCGAGCTGGCTGGCGGTCGTGTAAATCAGTTCAATCGGCACGATGGCGGCGCGGATGTTGGCTGCGCCCTCGATAGCGATTGAGTTGGTGTCCGGTGCTTGTGGCGTTACGCGATCGCATAGGTCGTCCAGCGTTGGGTCGGCGGATAAGGCGGCGGCGATGCTCTGGAACAGCCCATCCATGATGGTGTTGCGCTGATCCGCATCGGCGGCTTGGGCAAAGACTTCCAATGAAGCAAGGTGCTGCCAGTAATAAGAAAGCGGGGAAAGCAAGGTTTCTGGTTCGCCGGAATCCCCATCGCGCAGGATAAGCAGACCTTCGGGCGGTATCTTTTCCGGCAACACGTCGTTGCGCGTCACTTTAGGGCCGGGAATGGTTTGAAGAAGTGCGAACAAGGCTTGAAGGACGGTTTCACGGGTGGTCATGGATTGCCGCCTTCCTGCCAATTCTCGATCACCAAGTTCGGCAAGCGGGCGATCCATTTCTTGCCGACGCTTTCCATGTCGAAGCGTTTTTTGATCGTGATCTGCGGGATCAAAACGAATATGGGAACGGTTGTGAGGCCACGCCCTGTGCGAATCGCCGTCGCGCTGGCTCCTGTGAAGCCACCGCGCTTGCCTTTTCGGGCGCGCATATTTTCCGCCACAAGAAGCGCAAGACCTTTGCGGCGCGGCACAAACACCAGCTTTTGTCCGTGAACCTGTTCCCATGTTTCGGGGGTTAGTTTCTTGCGGCCTGCCAGCTTTCCCGCCGCAGGAAGCGGAATAGCGAGATAGGCGCTTTTATGGGCGCGTATCACCGCGCCGTGGGCGTAGCTGTCGATGACCTCCGGCGCTTTGCTGAACACAAACCCCGCCGCGTTCATGCTCTCGCCTTTGGGAAAGACCTTGCCCCGCCAAGTTTTGGCAAGCCTCTGGCCGAGGCCTGCGCCTGTTACTTGATCGCGCAGTTCTTGTTTGAGGCCATCGGTCGCCGCGTGAACGCCCAGCGTGACGGCATGTTCCGCCGATTTTACCTCCTGCGTAACAATCTTGGTAAGACTGCCTTGCAAGGCGGCGACAAGGCGCAGACTCATAAGGGCACCATGTCCAGCGTCCAGACCAGCCGTTCGCTATCGGCCATCGGCTCGGACTGAATGACATAGGCCACGCCATTCACAGTGAGCTGGTCGCCCACTTGCGGGTTAGAGACCTCGGCGGCCTGAATATCAAAGAGCGTGGTCGAGCTATGAATCCGCGCATCGCCAAAACTGGTCAGCGTGTCGGGTTGTTTGGCGATGACCCGCACGGCCTTGCCGCCGAGACCTCCTTTCGGTAGATACTCGGCGGTTTTGGCCAGCACGGGATCGGCAAAGAGAGCCGCGATCATGGCTCCAAAGGCCATTAGGCCGCACCCTTCATCAACACTTGCGGACGTGTGCAGATCGGGAGCGGGTTCGCCTGCGTGTGCAGCTTTACCCATCGAGCGAACTCGTCGTCAATCGCTTGCTTGGCATAACGAGGCAGACCGATGGTATTGACGGTTTCAACAAAATCCGCAGGCGCGTTGTACTGGCGGAACAGACCCGGCGTTCCAACAGGGAAGAAATGCGCTTTGCCATCGGGGATGAAATCAACGCCCCCAATGCTTCCGCGATATTCTTCAAACACGATGCCACCGAAATCAAACTGGCCGCGCGCTTGTCCCGTCCGCAGGAAGATACTTTCCTGATAACGGTCATAAGCCGCCGTGACTTCGGGGTGCGTGACCAACGCATCAAAGAAGCTCTGCGAACAGAAAGCATGGATCGAGACGTAAGGAGCAGCGCCCAGCGCGTCCTCGATTTTGCGCTTAATGCCGTGACAGATTTTCTTGATCGTGCCGCTTACGGGGGCGACCGTGTCGAGATCGAAGTCAATCTCGCTGTAGGGCGTAACACCAAATTCGGTGAAAAGGTCGTAAAGCACCGTGACCCCGTCTGCGTCCAGAATCTTTCCCTTCAGCGCACCGATCCGCAGATGCTCCAACGTTGCATCATGCTTGGTGGTCATTTCCGAAAGACGGTTGTTGACCACGGCTTGAACGCTTTGAAGCGCATTCTCGCTGCCGAAGGATCGAACGTCCTGCACTTCATCGGCCATGATCGTGTCTTCAAGCGCAATATGCGGCACGATCAAAGAACGGGCTTTGCGCTTTTCGTTCTTGTTCTGCGCCGCAGGGCCACCGCGATGACTGGTTGGGATAAGGGTCAGCGAACCTTCGCGTTCCTCGATCATGATCGAAGTCGTGGAGACGCCGCTTTCCTGAAAGATGCCCAATTGCCCGACCTTGCCGGGAACAAAGGGCAGTTTGTTGATCGCGTCGGTCAACGACGTGACCGAAAACGCGTTGTTTTGGAAAATATCGAGCATAGGCATAGGGTGAGTTCCTTTTGAATGACAAAAGCCCCGCCACCTTTTTCAAGGAGACAGGGCTTTTGTCGGGTGAGAGAACGCGAGGCTTAGACCGCCGCGCGCGCGAGGATGACTTGTTCTTTCAGTTGAGCGATGCCGATGGCTTTTTGCTCTTCCGTCGCGCCTGTGAACCAGACGATTTCGGCAGCATTCACCTCGGCATGACGGGCAAGGATCACGGCTTCCTTATCCCCCGTTGTCGCATCGACATTATCGAGCAAAAGGGCAACAGCCGTTTCAGAACCATCGGTATTGGCGGGATTATATTCCTTGTGCTTGCCCGACCCCGCCGTGACCGTAATCAAGAAGCGGTCGCCGGATACAAAATCCGTCGCGCCGTCTGTCAGCGTAAAGCCAACAGGGCCGACGAACGGCGTCCCGACATGGGCTGTGCCCACCGTGACCCCATCGGGATCTTCGACAAGGAAGGTTCCGGCATTGGCAGCGGGTTCAACGCAAGTGACGGTATAGATGCCTGCCTTTGTGCCTTGCCCCACGGTCACGGCAGAAATCGTGCCGTTGCCCGTGTTACCGCTTGCCGCTGCGCCCGATCCAGTGCCAACCGACACTTTACCGAGAACATGCCCCGCCTTGAGGTTTTGCCCCGCAAGGACGTTCACGTTTTCACGCGAGATCGTGCCTTCGGTTTCTGACACAATAAACTCGGCCTTGTGTTGGCCTTCGGTTACTTCAGTCATGTTTTAGTTTCCTTTCTGGTTGTTACGGTTTTGGTAGATCGCCGCCGTATCGATCTTGGTGTCAGCGGTAGCGATAGAGTTGTCCGAGGTCAGGCCGACGATGGCCGTGGCCTCGTCCTCCTTAACCTTGGCTTCCAAGAGGGCTTGACGCACCTCGGCGGAAGGAACGGACTTGGCCACAAAATCCTTGGCCTTGTCAGGAACGCCAGCGATGGCGCAGAGATCGAACACTTCCGCGACATAGGCCATTGCCTCGGCGCGTGCGTCGGCCTTGGCCTTCTCGATGAACTCCGCTTTCAGCATTTCAAGATCGGGAAGCTCCTTTGCCGCTTCGATTTGCGGTTGGTTTTCTTGGGTCGTCATTTTTATTGCCTTTCTGCTTGGGTTGAGGGTGAAGGTTGAGGAGGAAAGAGAAGTTGAAAGATCGGCCAGTGCGTCCTCAAACGTGCCGATTTTGTCGGCAAGGCCAGCGGCCACGCCGTTCTCGCCAAAGAACAAGGCCGCCTCGGTTGCGCGGACGGCTTCGAGGGAAAGATTGCGCCCCCGCGCCACGCATTCGACAAACAGGCCGTAAACGCGATCCACTTCCGCCTGCAAGGACGCCCGCGCCGGATCGGCCAGCGGTTCGTGGGATGAATAATCGTTCTTATGCGCACCCGCGAAGATGGGGGAGTATTTAAGGCCTTCGTCGGTATCGGCTTGGCTTTGATCGAGGTGCATGGCAATCACCCCGATGGAGCCGACCCCGCCCGTGCGCGTAACATAAAGACGATTGGCGGATGCGGCCAACGCATAGGCCGCCGAGAAAGCGTCCTCATTGGCCACCGCCCAAACGGGCTTGATTTGCCGCGCCGCATAAATCTGATCGGCCAGATCAAACACACCACCAGCCTCGCCACCGGGGCTATCAAGATCGAGAAGGATGGCGCGAACGGACGGATCAGCTACGGCCTGTTGCACTTGTTCCGCGATCTCGGCATAACTGGTCAAACCGCTTTGCGCCTCAAGCCCCACAGTTCGCCGCACAAGCGTTCCCGTGATCGAGATAACGGAAATACCGCCAGTTCCAATATCGAGGCCACGGGCGGCGGCAGGGGCCGCAGGGGGTAAAGTCTCGCCTTGCAAGCGCGGCGCGATAATCCCGACAATCACATCCAGCTTGGCGCGGGAAATCATAAGCGGCGTCGCAAAGACCCGCCCAGCGATATGAGGCAATAGGTTCATGGGTTTTCTTCTTTCTGTGCGGGGTTGGCCTGTTCATCATCGTCCGCAGGCTCATCTTGAGGCTGAACGGGCGCAGCAGGCGCAGACGCAGCTTGTCGCTGAATACCCAGTTCCTTCATCCGCGCTTGATCCGCCGCAATGCGTTGATGCGTTTCGTCCACATCGTTGCCCTCGGCCTCGATGATGTCGGAGGGGGCTTTCCATCCCATCTCTTGCGCGATCTTTTCCGCTTGACGGTCTTTAAGTGGATCGACCCATTCCCATTTGGGCTTGATCCATTTGACGCGATTGTAAGGGCGCGGATTACGGACAAAGTCCGGCAGGCTCAACGCGCCGGACAAGACAGCCGTTTCCAACCACCGCGCCCAGATGGGGCGGCAAAGCTGGAAGATCATCGTCATTTCTTGGAACTGGTCCAGGCGACGGCGGAACTCCACCGTTCCCGACCGAATGCTGGAATAGTTCGCGGCCTTCAGATCGCCTGTGACGTTGGTGTAAGGAACACCCAGCGCGGCAGAGATTGCAAGCAAGGTGCGGTACTGAAACATTTCATAGGAGCCACCCACGTCGGCGGGGGAAGAGAATTTAATGTCTTCACCGGGGAGAAGAACTTGCATAGTGCCGGGAGAAAGTCCTGCCAGCGAAGCTCCGGCCTCGTTCGGATTGCTTTCACCCATGAGTTTATCTTCGGGCGAGTCTTTGGTGATGAAGCCCGCGAACAAAGCCGCGACCTTTTTACGATCAAGCTCCGCATCGTCATATTGATCGAGCAAAAACAACTTTACCAAAGCCGCAGAAATCCACGGCACCCCACGGATTTGTCCGGGTCGCTGCGGGCGATAGATATGCAAGATTTCTGAAGCCGGAACGCGGACAATCTCGCCTTTGTTGCCTGTTTCCGTATTGTCGCCGGGATGTTTGCGATAGAAGTGATAAGCGACACGCCGCCCGATCCCATCGAACTCAATCCCGCATCGAACAGCATTACCCGTCGCGGCGGTTTCCGTTTTTGAAAGCGGGAGCATTTCGCTTTCGAGGAGTTGAAGTTGAAGCGGCACGGCCAGTCCATCCGAAAGTCTCCGAGGGCGAAAGCGCACAAAACACTCGCCAGCTTCAAAGAGCGCAT